GAGTTTGATGAAGATAGTCCAACAATCTGGAAACCAAAAGCATTTAGTGGTTCTTTCGGAACAAATGGTTTTTATTTAGACTTTGAAGATAGCAGTAATTTAGGGAATGACGCAAACGGAGGAACTGATCTAACCGAAGTTAATCTAGCCGCAGCAGATCAAGCAACCGATACACCAACGAATAATTTTTGTACACTTAATCCTTTACATATTGCAACAAGTTCTCCTCCAACATTTTCAGAAGGAAATCTTGGTTTAACAAGTGATGGTAGTAATTGGAGAGATAGTTGTGGAACTATTGGATTAACAAATGGTCGTTGGTATTTTGAAACTAAAGCACCTGGAAATACAGTTCAAATAGGTGTTTGTAGTCAAAGTTGGTTAAATGCACAAGGAGCAAATGTAGGAGCAAGAGAAGGTGCTCAAGCAACACCTAATGAGGCGGTTTATGGTTGGTATGGTAATAATGGAACTGTTTATTATCGAACATCAGCGGCACAAGGAACTGCTTTTAGTGGAAATACTTGGAGTACAGAAGTCATTAGTGTTTATCTCGATCTTGAAGATAATTTAATTTATTTTGCAAAAGATAACACAATGGAAAATTCAGGAACAGGATATGCTCTTGCAACAGGAGAAATATATTTTCCGATGGTTGTAGGTTATGTAAGCGGAACAACTTATATTAATTTAGGTTCAACAGGAGCATTTGGTGGCACAGCAGTATCAAGTGCGGTGGCTGATGATAATGGTTATGGAGCATTTGAGTTTGATCCTAGTCGAGGCGGAGCTTCTGATTTTAATTCAAGTGCAAAGAAATTTTATGCAATTTGTACTAAAAACCTAGCGGAGTTTGGATAATGGCTTATACAACAATAGACGATCCTGAAGCACATTTTCAAGTTAAGACTTATACTGGAAATTCTACAGACGATACAGCAATAACTTTAGATGGAACAAATAATCTCCAACCAGATATGGTCTGGTTTAAAAGCCGAAGTGCTGCAATAAATCATGTACTTGTTGATTCAGTTAGAGGAGTAACAAAATATCTAACATCAAACGACACCTCTGGCGAAGCTACTGTATCTGATGCTTTAAAAAGTTTTGATTCTGATGGTTTTACTTTAGATGAAGATGCTACTACTTCTTCGGCTTTTGTAAATGGAACAGGTAAAACCTATGTCACTTGGTGCTGGAAAGCCAATGGTACTGGATCTTCGAATACAACTGGTTCAATTAACACAACAGCAACTTCGGCAAATACGACATCAGGATTTTCAATAATAACTTACACAGGAAACGGAACATCTGGTGCAACGATAGGACATGGTTTAGGTGTAGCACCAACTTTTATTGCACTTAAAAATAGAAGTATGACTGGATGTGCTGCAGAACCTTGGAGAGTTTATCACGATAAAAATACTTCTGCACCTGCAACAGATTATTTAGCTTTAAATACTACCGCTGCAACAGCAGATGATGCTAATGCATGGAACGATACAGCACCTAGTTCAACTTTGATTACATTAGGAAATGGTGGTGCTAGTAATCAAAATACAGAAACTTATGTTGCTTATGCCTTTGCAGATGTACAAGGCTTCAGCAAGTTTGGATCATACACAGGAAATGGCTCGAGTTCAGGTCCATTTTGTTTTTGCGGATTCCGACCAAAACTGGTTATTACAAAAATGAGTAGTGGACTTGCAAACTGGGTTATGAAAACTGATGGTGTTGGTGATGCAGATAATCCACAAACAGAATTTATATATGCAAGTGCTACTGCTGCTGAAGGTGATGGATCACATATGGATTTTTTAAGCAATGGCTTCAAATGGAGAGATGCTGCAACAAATAATAATCAAGATGGATCAACTTATGTCTACATAGCTTTCGCAGAAGCACCATTTGTAAATTCAGAAGGCATACCTTGTAACGCTCGTTAAGAGGATTATGAAACTAGATGAAATGGTTATTAATAAGTTGGATTTGCAGCGGTATCGCTATGGGTTGCAAGGAACCAATACAATATTCGCAAACTTACAACACCTATCAAGAATGTATAGCGGCAGGCTATCTCAAAGGCATTGAGTATAATAATTTATTACCCAGTAATTTCATAAACAAACACCGGGTTTATATGAAATTCACTTGCAGGAAAGTTAATGAAACCTAAAAAAAAAACAACAAAAGTAATCGCTAATCGAAACGGAATAAGAATATCCTATCACGAAAAGATATGCGCTGAACGGATGAAAACTCTATTCAAAGCTATTGATGAAATGAGAAAAGACATAAAGGAATTAAAAGGTTTTATGAATAGAGGAAAGGGAGCGGCGACTATTATGATGATCTTGGGAGGATTAATCGGTTCTTTCTTTTATTTTTTAAAATGAGTAAAAGGCTGCGAATTACCGCTGCCAAAGGAATATCTAATGAACTACTAGCACAAGCCAAATTTGCCAAGAATCCTAACCTGGTGGTCTTTACCCCGGTGGGAGGAAAGGGACCCATTGACATCTTAACCTTGGATTTAAAGACAGGGGAATATACCGCCTACGATGTCAAGACTCGGAACTACCGGTCTAATGGGTATGGTATTGCTAGAGGGAGAACGGATGAACAAAAAAAACTAGGTGTTAAAATTTTTAATTTTGACCCGGATAAGGATATATAACTTATGGATGATGTTAAGGAACGAATCAAGAAACACGAAGGCTTTAGAGATACTGTGTATGCCGATAGTCTGGGTAAATCTACTATTGGTTATGGTCATCTGGTACTATCCACCGATCATTTTGTGGAAGGTCAGCAATATCCTAAAGAAACTTTGGAAGAGCTTTTCGACCTGGATTTCAACGAAGCTCTACAATCTGCGGATGACTTACTTCAAGGATTGGAAGAAATAAATCAAGATGCTAGGGGTGTCATTTGTGAAATGTGTTTTCAATTAGGCAAACCTAGAACGATGAAATTCAAAAGAATGTGGGAAGGAATCAGATCTGGAAATTTTGACAAGGCTGCTGATGAAATGTTAGATAGTAATTGGCACAAACAAACGCCAGGAAGATGCGAAGATCTTGCAGAAGTAATGAGAAATAGTAATAAATAATATGTGGTTCGGATTAGCAAAAATGGCAATTAGCACAGGCGCAAAAGTCTATGCTAATAAACAGAAACAGAAAGAAGCGATGTCTGCTGCTGCTTTACTAACAGCAGAAAAGATGGCGCGAGGGGAAACCGAATACCAAGGCAAACTTTTGGAGGCACGGCAATCCGATTTTAAGGATGAATTTGTTTTGATAATATTATCGGCTCCAATCCTGGTACTTGCCTGGGCGGTGTTCAGCGATTCGCCGGATGCTTTAGAAAAAGTTAAGATCTTTTTTGAACATTTCCAGCAGCTCCCTACCTGGTTTACTTCACTTTGGGTTTTGGTCGTAGCGAGCATTTTTGGAATCAAGGGAACACAAGTGTTTAGGAATGGTGGAATTAAGAAGAAGTAATGGCTAGGAACAAGCCTAGAGGTTATGGTTACGTTCACGTAAAAAAACCACAACGTAAACGACCTGGCAGGCACGCAAAGAGTTATTCAAAAAGGGTTCCTAAAAAAAAATTATCGAGGGGACAAGGATAAAAACAAAGAGGGAAAATGAAATACGCAAATATATTATTGGTTTTAATACTATTGGTATGTTCCGGCAAAGCATTCGCTGGCTCAACACAGACTAACGTATCGGGAAGTAACACCGCCATAGAGGGAAACTATACTGGAGGATCCACAACTTATGAATCTGGATCTGAATCAAGTAGCAGCACAACAAGCACCAATACTTCTAATATAAAATCGGCTCCTGGAACAGCAGCTTCTCCTGGAGTTAATACTTCTAATAATTGCGCCATTGCTTTATCGGGTGGTGTTCAAACTTTTAGTATTGGAATAAGTGGAGGAAAAAGCTATCAAGATAAAACCTGTGAACTGATTGCTTTATCTAAAACTTTAAGCGGTATGGGTATGAAGGTTGCTGCTATCAGCTTACTTTGCACAGACGAAAGAGTTTGGGAAGCAATGTTTATGGCAAAAACTTATTGTCCCGTTGAAGGTAAGATTGGTAAAGATGCTTATGATTTGATTATTAATAAATATAATTATCAAATGCCAACTTATGAAAAGTACGTGCATCTTGAAACAAAAAAGAAAAACAAAATTAAAATAGAAAAACTTAAATGATTTGGTTAATCATATTTATAGGAGTGATGGCTTATGCGGTTTATCGTATCAATATTTTTTGCGATGATATTAACCCTTACGATTTCAGCAGAAGAGATAACGACAGGTAATCTACTGCCTAATGATGTAGATAGTGCATCTAACTATCAGTCGGTAGATAATAATATTCCAAATGTTTCATCGAGTTGTAACGACTTTACCATCAGTAACTCAACTTGTTTAGGTCAAGAAATAGAAGTAACCGGAACAGGCACGGTTAATGCAACAGGTTCCTTATTAAATATTACCACCAATGCTGATACGACTACCCAGGATAAACTGGATAATGGAATTACTTTAAACTCAACAACCATTATTCAAAACTGCGAGTGGGATGGATCCGCTAATGAATGTGGAAACAGACGTGGAGATCAAGATACCTTTAAGACAACCGTTAAAATTTTAGATAGTAATGGAACCGTTTTATCTATTGTGGACCAGATTAGAAATACGGATGCTTACTATAACTCCGAGGCTTTAAAATATACTGACCAGGTTATTTATACAGGAACTGGATCTAGTTCTTTTGACTGGACCTGGACAGGAATTGATAATGATCCTAATCCATTAAGTTTAGGTGGACCCAATCTGTTAGGAGCTTCCTTAACAATGACTTATGAAAATGTCGTACTGGAAGTTGAGACTCAAACGGCTTTGCAAGAAGTTAGCAGCGCTGTTAATGCAACGCAGATTGAAGAATCAGTAAGCGTAGAGGTTATAGAAGAGACTCAAAATTTAGCATCCCAAGTTCAAACGATTGCCAATACCCCTTTACCCAAAGCAACCAAGGTTGTTCAAGTTAAAGCGGCTATTAAAAAGTTTGAAAAGAAAACAGGAGCGAAAGTAACCCAGGCTAGCGTTACTTCCCAAGCAGCAAATACAACTTCCACATCAACCGCTGCTGTGGTACAACAAAA